TCTTGAAGTCGATTCAAACTCCGACCACAAAGTGCTTTTCTGGCAGAAGAAGGGCATGAAATTGGCCATTGGGGCCGAACCAACCGTAAAGATTTCTGAAAGGGCTGACAAGAATCACGCCACACAGGTCTTTGCTTCCATGGCAATCGGGGCAACCCGGATGCAAGAGAAGTTGGTTGGCTACATCGAATGCGACCCAACATAGGAGGGCTGATCAATGGGTACTAAAAACACCGATCTGGTCACAAATTTTGAGGCGACTCCTCCGACGTTGAACGACGTTGCGGAGCTTCACGGCCGTGTGCGAATTGCACAGGGAACCGTGGCTCTTGCGGCAGGGGACAGCGATGACGACGATGTCGTTATGCTGGCTCCCATCCCGTCAAACGCAACAGTCCCGCACCTTTACATCGGGACGGACACGTTCGGTGGATCTTGCACGTTCAATGTCGGCATCTACACCACGGCTGGTGTGGTTAAAGACGAAGATGTCTTTGCCACGGCAGTTGCCGATGCGGCTGCACTTGCTGATGTTCGCCACGAAGCGGCTGACATTAACACTTGCGGCCAGAAGATGTATGAATTGGCTGGTGATTCAACTGATCCGGGTGGATTCTACTATATCGCCGCTACTATGTCGGCGGCTGGTGGGACCGGCGGTGACATGAGTTTCATCATTCATTACGTCGTTGACTAAGACTAACGGAATTGGGGGGCTTCGGCTCCCCTTTTCTTTTTGGAGATAGCATATGGCCGGATCGATTGTTGATATTGCTAATAAGGCCCTGACCTACTTGGGCGCTGATGCCATCACCAATGTTACCGACGACACGGTCGAAGGCCGTGCCATCAATAGAATTTATGAGCAAAGCCGGGATTATTGCTTGCGCGATCATCCCTGGAACTTTGCGCTAATCCGCGTTGCCCTGGCCGCGGATACGACATCACCCGTCTGGGAATATACAAACTCTTTTCCCTGGCCGGCAGATTGCCTTCGCATCATCGAAGTAGACACGACCGAAGAGTGGGCCGTCGAGGGGCGCGCCGTCGTTTCCGATGCCGCCGCACCTCTAAACGTCCTGTACATTGGGCAGGTTACCGACGTGTCAATTTACGATGCAAAGTTCGTTGAAGCCTACTCTATGCGCCTTGCCGCCGATGTAGCTTATGAACTGACGGCATCCCAAACGGTTGTCGCGGCAGCGGAAAATAAATATTCAGCATTGATACAGGAAGCGCGCTTGGTGGACGCTCAAGAAAGTCTTTCGGCGACTGAAGATACGTGGCTTGCGGCGAGATCGTAAATGTCCCGCGTTTCGCAGATCAAAACCAACTGGACAGCCGGCGAACTTTCCAAGGACCTGTTTGGCCGCGTCGATATTACCAAATATCAAAACGGCGCCGAAACTCTGGAGAACTTTATCGTCCAGCCGCACGGTGGCATTACGCGCCGTCCAGGCACGCGCTTCGTCAAGGAAGTCAAAACCTCGAGCGCCAAGACGCGCTTAATCCCCTTTGAGTTTTCAACCACGCAAGCCTACGTCATTGAATTTGGGAACCTATACGTTCGGTTTTATAAAGACCAGGGCTCTATCCTTGAAAGCACGGTAAACATTAGTGCGGCCACAAGAGCAAATCCCTGTGTCGTGACGGCGAGTAGTCACGGCTACGAGAACGGCGACGAAATCTATATTGCGTCCGTCGTTGGCATGACCGAACTTAACGGCAAGTATTACAAGGTCAAAAACAAGACGACGAACACCGTCGAACTAACCGACGTTGACGATAACAACATCGATTCCAGTGCCTACACTGCCTATTCATCCGCTGGCACGACGGCACGGGTGTATACGGTCACGACTACCTATGAAACGGCCGACCTCTTTGATTTACAATTTGCCCAATCGGCCGACGTTCTCTATATCGCGCACCCAAGTTACACGCCGCGCAAGCTAACACGAACGGCGCACACAACATGGACAATCTCTGACATCACGTTTACCGACGGGCCGTATCAGGACGAAAACATTACGACCACGACCCTGACGCCCAGCCACACGTCGGGCAGTTCACGAACGATCACCGCCAGCGCCGTTACCGGCATTAATGGCGGCGATGGGTTTCAAACTACGGATGTAGGCCGCATCATATCGATTGGTCATCAGGCCGCGGCGTGGGCGGCAAGCACTAGCTATTCTGTTGGTGACGTTAAGCGGAATAGCGGAAACGTCTACGAATGCATAAAGGCTGGAACGTCTGATGGGTCGGGCGGACCAAGCGGCGAAGGCGACGAGATTGTTGACAACGGTGCAACGTGGAAATTCTTGCGCGACGGCGGCATCCAATGGGGATACGCTACCGTTACAGGCCGCACGAATACGACAGTCGTTACGGTTACAGTCAATGAAACATTTGGCGGCACAACCGCTGAAAGCAAATGGCGTCTGGGAGCATATTCCGATACGACGGGTTTTCCGGCGGCGGTGGCCTTCTACGAACAGCGGCTATTCTGGGCGGGTTCATCGGAGCAACCGCAAACGCTTTGGGGGTCGAAATCCGGGGATTATGAAAACCACACACCGGGAACGCTTGACGACGACCCGGTAATTTACACGCTGGCCACTGACCAAGTGAACGCCATAAAATGGCTCAGTCCCGGTAAAGTTATGGCTATCGGAACCGTAGGCGGCGAGTTTATTATCTCAGGATCAACCACGGCAGACGCGCTGACCCCGACAAATGTCAGGGTAGTCAGGGAAGGAACCCGGGGATCGGCAAGCCATACGCCCATCCGAATAGATAATGTTGTTATCTTTATACAGAGGCAAAAGCGCAAGATTCGTGAGTTTGCCTATCAATTCGACAGCGATAGTTTTCAGTCGCCTGATCTGACGATCTTGTCGAACCAAGTTGCCAAGGGTGGCATTACGGAAATTGCGTATCAACAGGAGCCGTCAACGGTCATTTGGGGGGTAAAGGCCGATGGTCAGCTTGTCGGCATGACCTATCTCCGCGACCAGCAAGTCGTCGCATGGCACCGGCATAAGATCGGCGGCACGTCGGGCTCATGCACTATTACCGTGTCCGATTATGCAAATATTGCCGCTGGAACCACGTTGACGTTTACAAAATCAGACGGGTCAGAGGTGACGTTCACATCTGAAGCGGCGGGTGCCTCCGACCCTGCCGATACATCTTTGGGATGGCGTCCGAACACTAGCAATAATGTGACCGCTGATAACATTTACACCCGCATTAATGCCCATTCAGATTTTACGGTAGCCAATCCGGCAGCGGCGGTTGTTACTGTCGAAGAAACAACCCGTGCCGGCGCAGGGCCGCTTACCGTTGTGTCATCCGATACGACACGGCTGGCGACAACCGACCAGGCAATTTCGATCGTCGAGAGCTTGGCGGTCATCCCTTCGGCAACGACCGGCGAGGAAGAATTATGGATGATTGTGCAGCGAACCATTAACGGAACAACGAGGCGGTATATTGAGTATCTTTCAAATCAATTTGACGTTGACGAGGATGAAACAAAAGCTGATGCGTTCTTTGTCGACAGCGGTCTTACATATTCAAGCACGGCGACTGCAAGCATCAGTGGCCTGGATCACTTGGAAAGTGAAGCTGTTTCTCTTTTGGGGGATGGTTCTGTCTATACCAAAAGGAATGTATCGTCGGGTGTTGTCTCATCCATCGATCCGACGGTTAAGAAGGCGCACATTGGGCTAACACAACAATGCACCATGAAGACGTTACGCCCGGAAGCCGGCGCCGACGACGGCACGGCGCAAAGCAAAACCAAGCGCGACTTTGAAGTCACCCTTCGCCTGATTAGTACGCTTGGCGGCAAGGTCGGGCCGGATACGTCCAACCTCGACGAGATCATATTTCGCACGGGTACGGACCCGATGGACAGTTCGCCGCCTTTATTTACGGGCGATAAGCAAATCAAGCTTCGTGGTGGATGGGAAACGACGGGCCAAATGCTCTATCTGAACGATGAGCCCCTGCCCGTTCACATTACCGCGCTGGTTACAAGAATTATAACCCATGATGGATAGATAATATGTGTCCTCCTCTTTTATTTGGTAGTGCAACGGCGGCGGTTGGATCTGCTGGTTATACGGGACTACTTGGAGCGGGTGGTGCTTTCGCCGCGGCTCAAGCTGTTCCTACGGCGTTAAGTTTACTAGGTGCCGGAATGTCGGCTTACGGACAAGCGTATTCGGCCGGCGTAGCCGAACAAAACATGCGCCAACAGGCCGATATTTTTGACTATCGAGCCAAGGTTGCCGAAAACGATGCCCTGATGGCTGAATATTCGTCGATACATGACGCCGATACTTTCGATCTTCGTATGCGCTCCCTGATGTCATCACAGAATGTAAAGGCGGCAAAATCCGACGTGGTTATCAATCAGGACAGCCCCTTGAATGTTGCAGCCGTCACGGCGCGGGAAGGTATGCTGGAACGCTTACAGATATTAAACCGCGGCGAAGTCGAAGCCTTTGCCAAGCGTACCGGCGCACAAAGCGCAACCAGCGCCGCCGATAGGAAGAGATACGGTGCCGGCACCATTGGTCCGGCAACCGGCGTTGGTCTTCTTGCCGATGCTTTTGATACCGGGCGTGATCTGTTGAGGAACACATAATGGCCGAACTTCCAACATTTATTTCGACGGCCCAGGCACCGCGCTCGACCGGCGTCGGCTCTCCGACTTATGTTGAAAATGTCGATCCTATGGGTGAAGCTTTCCAAACTGTCGGCAAGAAAGGAAAAAGCATTGCCGACGAAATGTTTGAAACCCGCGCCGTTCAAGCGGTCAATCATGCCAAGTTAGGGGCAACGATAAAGCTTAACAACCTGACAACAGAACTGGGCAAGATGGACCCGGCAGAAGCGATGGCCATTGCGCCTGGGCGCATACAGGAAATCTATAACCAGCAAACAGAAGGCATGAGCGCCGTTGCCCGTGAAGCATTCGACACGACGTTTACGACGCTAAACGGCCAAGCCCAGGTTAATATTCAAGCCCAGGCCATCAAGAACCATAATGACCAGCAACAGGCGGGTCTCGTTGTTTTGCTCGATGGGCTCAAGAAAACATATGACCCCATCAAGAATCCGCTTTCAACGGGAATTGCTCTGACATCGGCAAACGATGCTATTCAGGCAGCAATAAACGGACGTGTTATCACTAAAGAAGAAGGCGTCAAAACCTTTTTGAAGTTCCGTAAGGAGATTGCTGAACAGGGCGTTGATAAATGGCTTAACACCCAAACAGCCGACACGCTTATGGACACCTATAATCAGATGGATACGGGGAAAATTACAAACCCTGCTATCCAAACACTATGGGATGAACTTGACGAAAAGCAAAAGGGACAGATGCGGAGAAAAGCCGCTACAGAATTTTCAAGGTTGGGGGCTCAAGTTGACAAGGCTGAACGACTAAGGCTTCAAAAGTTAAATCAAGCCGGCAAAAGAGACATAAGAATAATTTATAATCCAAAGTCAACTCAGGCCGAGCGCGATGCCGCAATCGCAAGTGTCGAAAAGAATACAGAAGTTTCCAATTCAGTTTTCAAACAAATGCTTGACGATGTTGGGGGCCGCACCGATCAGTTTAATGATACTAGTATCGAAAACGGCTTTTACACACGCATTATAAATGACGACCAAACCATAACCATAAAGGAGATTCTAAGCGCAAAAGATATTAACTTTGGCACAAAATCAAAGTTAATTGCAGCATTGGAAGCCAGCGAAGAAGAAGAAATGAAACGGGCGGCTGAAATTATCAGGTCGCATCCTCTTTTCGTGCCAAAGACCAAAGCCGATAAGATGTTAAACAGCAACCAGATGAACGCCGCACAGGCGACGCTATATAATCAAATTTATTCGCAGTTTGTGGCCACGCCGAAAGATCAGAACTTTGACGCTGTTGGAGAAACGAATAAAGCCATCCGAAATTTAATTAATAATGGCGGCAGTACGACAATTACAACCCAGGTTATTCAATCGGCAACCCAGCGACTAGCCGCCTATGGAATTACCGACCAACAATCTGCTAATAATTACATAGCAACCAAGAATCCACCTATGCAAATCCGCACACAAATCGCCCAAGACTTGCAGATCATTAAGAGTGCCGGCCCATGAACCTCGATGATGCCTATACAGAGTTCCTTACCAATCAGGTCGCGCCACCGCCGGCACCGTCCGTGCCGGAACCAGCTCCAAAGCAAGAAAACAAACAAGACACGTCTTTTGGCGATACGCTTTTAGAACTGGGCCGATCTGCCCTTGACTTACCCGACGCCGTTATCCGCGGTAGTTTAAAAGGTTTGGGGGAAGGTGTTTATGCGGCTGGGCTCGTCAATGAAGAGCAAATCAATAAGTTTAGGTCGATGATGGGGGCCGCAAGTGAGTTGGCGGTAACGGAAGGCGTCAACCCGATAGCAACGGGATTGGTTGAAGACGTTAGCCAAATAGCACCAGCCGCTATTCCGGCGTTTAAAGTTTTACGCGGCTTTGGCATGGCGCGCCCAGCCGCTGCGATTATCGCGGAAGGCATTGGCGGTGCGTTAGGATATAACCCGGACGACCCGAACCTTGGCAATATGATCTCCGGCATGATTGGTAAAGATGGCCAAGGGCCGCTTTCACAAGCCATGCGGATGTTGTCAACCAACCCGGAAGACCCTGACATTGTAAATCGTGCAAGAAACATGCTGCAAGACACGACTATAGGATCAGCGTTTGAAGGCGTATTTAAAGCAATACAGAAAGCACCAGACGCCGGCAGGGCTGCGCTTGATTGGTTTAACGATACGGCACGTAGCGCGCAACAAGGCACGGCGTTCAGTGGAATACCGACGCGGGTTAATCGAGAACTCGACAATCCGGCAGGGGACGTTTGGAATGAACCGCTTCCCGCAGAACCCGCACCCGTCTTCTACTCTGCCGTCGCCAACGCTGTTGATGGCTTGCCAATGGAGAAGGGCAACGCTTCGCAGATGAGAGCGATGATTGTGAAGTCGGCAGAAGTTAAGCCAGAGGAAATGGCGTGGATCGGTCTGGACGATTTCCTCAAAGGCAAGAAGTCTGTGACCAAGCAAGAGATTAAAGATTTCGTTGATGCCAATCAGGTGCGGATTGAAGAAGTTGTGAAGGGTGGGCGCGAAATAGACGCCGATTATATTACAGAATTACAAGAAGCTGAAGCGCGTAATACTGTGGCAGAATACGACATTGAATTTGATGCAGATGAAGGCGGTTTTGTAACCTATTTGTATGGTGAACCTCTTTATGATTTTGGCGGTGAACTTAGACTCACAAAGACAAAAGAAGAAGCGCAAGAAATTTTGTATGACCAAGCGTTAGAATCTGCACAACAAATGCCCGAGGGAGAACTACTTGAACGTGCGGGTTCTGATATTGGCAATACTACGGGGCCGGGAGGATTAACTAAGTTCTCCGACTACACCCTCCCCGGCGGCGAGAACTACCGTGAAGTTCTGTTGCGGTTGCCAGATACAGAAATTCTAAGTTATACGCCAGATAATGTTATTCCAATTCGCGCTGGCGAGGATATGTATGCAACTGATCCAGAAAGGTTTTGGTATTTCAAAACACCTGACAATGTTTTCCAGATACTAAAGTCGGAACATCCAACGGAACTCTCAGCGCAACAATATATTTTGAAAACAAAACAGCCTTCTATGGGAAAATATTTATCTCAAAACTTTACAGGCGGCCACTATGACGAATCCAACGTCCTCGCCCATATGCGCCTCAACGACCGCACTGGCCCTGACGGCGAGAAGATATTGTTCGTTGAGGAGATACAGAGCGATTGGCATCAGATTGGGCGAAAAGTCGGGTATCAAAAACCAAGTGACATAGAATTTGGCCCCAATGATGTCGTTACTAGCCCGGTATTGCCTGACGGGTGGCAAATAGTTCCCGCTCGGCAATTTGACGATGGTGCAGGAAATGTTCCAGAAGATATTTTGGAAAAAGTCTCAAATGATGGCTACGTTATTATAGATGGCAGAACTGATAGCGTGGCGTATGGAGAAACACGTCTTGACGCGATGCGTGATTACTACAAGATTTATGACCAACCCGTTCCGAATGACATACCATTTGTTGCATTACCACATGGCAGTCGAAGTTTGGGCGAAGTCCCCGACGCACCCCTCAAAAAGACATGGCATGAAATGTCGTTTCGCCGCATAGCCAGAATGGCGGCTGAAGAAGGCTATGACGCGATTGCGTGGACACCTGGGAAGCTGCAAGCAGAGCGGTATGATTTGAGTACAAAGGTTGATGGCATTGAAGTTATACCCGAAGGTAATAATCAAGTTGAAATAATGGTCAAAGCTAAAGGCGAGGATTCATACAAAACTTTGGCTACAAATGTTTCAGAAGACAAAATTGCTGACTACATCGGTAAAGATTTGGCAGAAAAAGCCATGCGGCAAATTGGCGATAATTC